GTCCTCACCCTCCACCGGTGCCATTTTCAGTTCGGCCAGCAAGTCGTAAGTGATGGCCTCGCCAGCATCCGACTCCAGGTCGGTCAGGATCTGAATTGGAACCTCGGCTTCGGCACCGCGCGCCATGAAGCGCTGGTTGAAGTAGGATTTTTGCGAGGTGTCATAAGCCAGCAGGCCAGACCACTTCTTGATTGCCTTTGCGTCATTGACGCCGATGATTGTGCGAGCCATTCAATACTCCTTTGGTTTGACCCATAAAGAGCACTTCCTGCGCTCGCTGCGATAAAAACATCACATCACTGTGACTGCATGCACTGTGTCATGCTTGGAACGACATCAGGGCATGCATGTCACGGCTTTTGGCGCTCCTGTTGCAAATTTGCCATGCTTGGAACGACATGGCCTAATCGCGTTGCCTGTTTTTCAATGCGAACATCGGCTGGCGCTGTCACCCGCAGCCGCACCAGCTGCCCGCTTTTTTTGACCAACTCCACCAGCGTGCCCGATTGGCCGGCACCAGTCAGCGCCAGCCTCTCGCCAGGCTTGATGTCAAGAATCAGGCTGGGCATACGTTGCGTGTGAGCCAGCATGCTCAAGCCGAGCGCAGAAACTTGTCGCGCTGGGCGGGCGACATGCGGGCAATGGCTTGCTCGTAGGCTTCGCCCTCCAGCGCCATCACATCAGCAAATTCACCGCCCACATCACCCGGTCCATCACCACCTGGCACATCAGCCAGCGTGCGCGGCGCGGCGTCGGCTGGCGCTTTGCGCGCCTGCGGCGTTGTCGTATTTGGGGTCGGAGTCGGTGCAACACCCACTGGTGGGAGGTCATGCAAAGCCCGCACACGCTTGTTGGCCTCAGTCAAAAACCACTCCATGGACTTGTCTGCATTGGCCGGCTTGGCAGCCAGGCTTTTGACAAACTCGTCCAGGTCGGCGCTTTTTTCTGTGTCGTTTCGGTAGTCAATGCCGCCCGGCATACTGGCCGTCTGTGTCAAAAAATTGCCCACCGTGTTTAACCAAATTTGCTCAGCCGTTTGCGCCTGCATTTCCTGAGAAATCTCGGCCTTGGTGCGCGCCACGGTCAAAGATTCCCGCTGCGCTGTCAATGCGCTGCGCTGTTCCTCAAAGTCGTCAAACTCCATCTCGCCCGAGCGGAATTTGGCTTTGAGCTGCGCTTCTTTTTCGGCCAGGTCCTGCACCATGTCCTGAAAATTAGCGGGTAGCTGGGCGTCATAGCCCTTTGGTGTCAGCTGGGGTACTGCCGCTGCTGGAGCCGCGTCTGCAGCGGCTGCCGGGGCTGCTGCCGGGGCTGCTGCTGGTGTTGTGGTGTCGGCTGTATTGCCATCATTGGCGTCATCGCCATCGTCGGCGTCATCATTGCCTGCATCGTCTGCATTGTCTGCATCATCTGCACCATCGCCGGCAAGGCGCTGCATGCCAGCAATTTCATCGGGCGACAGGTCGGAGCCCTCAATGGCCTCTCGTTCCTCGTCGGTCAACAGGTCCAGGGCTTGGGCGTCTAACGTACTCATGCGCGTTTCCTTTCAGGGGGGGTAAAACAGGACAAATAACAGGGGCAAGCAAGTGCTTTAAGAAGCATCCATGCCAGACTCGGAGGCAATGGCAGCCACCTCCATCAGCTTCTTTTTGGCCAGAGCTCGTACCTTGGCCATGCGCTTGGGGTCCTTCTCGATTTTTTCGCACTCCATCAGGGTGCGAAGATCGCTTTCAACCTGCCAATCGTCCTCGCCTGAGCGCATGCTGACTGTGTTGCTGCTTGCTTTGCGTTTGGTTGCCATGGTGAAATTCCTTTGAAGTAGTTAGACCGTGCGAGACAATTTCACTTTGACCTGGTTGGCTGCACTTGCATCGCCAGCCCCGCCAGAACCACCTGTAGCAGCCACTTTTTCCGCAAAAGTGCCGTCGCCCATGTCCACATAGCGCCGTTTGATGCCATCCGCGCCATTTTGAATAATGTCAGCCATACCTGTACCTCAAAGTCACTTGGTTACATCAGAGACTGCCATGCTTGGAACGCAACTCGGCCCCAGCGCCAGCACATAAGCCTGCAGCGTGCTTAATCGCCGTCTGACGGGTTCAGCAGCCTCTGCCAGCGCGATAAGCTCGCCCGCGCACTGTCCAGCCACGACTGCGGCGGCGGCGCCACCATCGCGTCCGGGGGCGGCGGCGGCATCACTGCCGGTGGCACCACCACCGGGGGCGGCGGCAATACTGGCAAGTTGTGCCCGCAGCCGCTCAAGCTCACGGCCAGCGCCAGCCACAGCAGCCTCAAAATCACGTTGTTTTGCATTGCTTGCCCTTTCAATAGCAGCCACCCGGGCGGCGGCCTGTTGCTCTGTGGCCCGTAACGCCGCGTTTGCAGCCAGGGCCCGCGCTTGGTACTCGGCCTGCGCCCGGCCGTAGCCGGCAGCGTCAGCCTCTTGGAGAAAAGCATCCAACTTGGTCAAGCCAAACACCACCAGCCCCAGCACGGCCAACAGCACGCCCACAAGCCCTACAAGGCGCGCGCTCATCATGCGGTGGCATTCCAAACAGGCGGCAGTCCGGCCAAGGCCGGCGCAGTGCTGGGCACATACACCGTGCGCCCACTGCCGGGGGGCACGGTCTGCAAGTGCACCCATGTTGGGGTCCAGCGGGCATCCTCCATGTGCAAGCCATGCGCCTGCAGCACATCCAAATGCGCCAGGCACCAGGCGGCAAACTCCCGCTCGGGGTCAAAAGTGTCCACACCTTGGCCCAGCTTGTGTGTCGAATTGCTGGCCCCTACCTTGCAATCCTGCGGCCGGAAGCCACCATTTCCGCTGCCGCTGATGCGGCTGCCAGTGCTCGGGTTGATGGGCAGCTTGCAGCCATCTTGCTCGGCCAAGCCATGCACCGCGTTGACAGCCTCAAGCAGTTGCAATCCATTGAGGTGGATCGTGGCCGTGGCATCAAGGTGCTTGACGTAAGGCCCCAGGTATTGGGTCAGGGTAATGTCCATGGCGTGGTTCTTTTTCAGTCAGATCGTTCAAAACGCCAGCGCCCTTTTTGCAGCTTTCGCACCATTTTTCGCGCGGTTTCGCCGCAAAACAAGGCATTGGCCAAGGCATACCAGGTCAAAACATGGGCCGCCTCGCCTGCACGCCAAACCGCCCAGGCCAGCGACAAGGAGCCCACGGCCATGCCTGTGAGGGCCAGCCGCTGCATCAGCGTGTCCTCGTACATCGTGCTGAACACTGCCAAGCCCGACAACAAAGCCACCACCAGCAGCGCGCATACGGTCAATCCAGCATCCAGCGTCATGTCAGTTCCCCCCAAGCCCAAGCCGCTTGCGTAAAGCGTCGATGGCTGTTTTCCACACATCAGCAATTGGCGTCACTTGGATCGTTTCCCACACCTTGGAGCACAGCGCCATGCCAAACAGGCCCAGCAAAAACCCACTCAAGCCCTCTGGCAGCCCGGTACGTTGCGCCATCCAGGGGGCCGCGTACAGGCTCACCACCGTGCCGCCAATTGCCATCACCACCCGCTCCGACCAAGGCCCTTTCATAAATGCCAGGCTGGCAAAAGAGCCGGCCACCCCTGCGGCCTTGGTCAGCCACATATCAAATTCAGCGCCCGTCATGCTTCATTCCCCATGGTTTCCCCTTGAATCGGACCACCAGGCGCGGGCTGGTCACTACTGCGGCCACCACCCCGAATCAGCGCCTGCAGGGCGTCCAGCCGGTCATTGATCGCTGCAATCTTGGTGTCACTGGCCGCTTGAATCTGCGCCACGCGCTCGGCCGAATCGGCGTTGATCCGGGCCACTTGTTGCTCGGTGTCGGCTTTGCGGTTGATTTCCAGCGTGCGGTTGGAGAGTTCGGCTTGCGCCTTGCGCAGTTGCTCGGCCACCCGGTCAATCTCCTGCGCCGCTTGGGTGCGTACCTGCATCACGGCGTCCTGCACCGCGCCTGCGTTGTCGCCTGCACCAGCAGCGCCCTGCGCCCCGGCCTCAGCTTCGAGCTTGGCAGCCCGGGCGTTGATTTCGCGCACCTTGGCCCGTTGCTCTTCCAAGGCCATCATGGCTGACTCGCGTTGCATTTGCAGCGCCGCCTGTTGCTCCTGCGCCTGCGCCTGCGCCGCTTGCTCTTCCTCTGGCGTCAATTGCTTGGTCTGGTCGCGCTCGCCCGTCATGACCCGAAACGCGGCTGCAATCTCGTCCTTGTTGGGCAAGTCCGAGAACTCCATGGCAATGGTCAGCACCTTCATCGCCACCTCGGGCGGCAGCCGGGTTGCCATGGCGTTGAGCGAATCAAACATCACCGCGCGCAAACTGCCCGAGTAGTCTTGCTCGGCCACCATGAAGTCGGCCATTGAGGCTGTGATGTCGTTCAGGTAGCGCACCGACCCATCGGCCTGCATCTCGGGCTGGTTGATCCGCACCCACTCCAGCGCCCCTTTGGTGCCGGTCAGCCGAATCACCCGCTCTTCCGTGTACCACTGCTCCGTCAGGCTCAACTGCTTTTCGCCTTGCACTTGGCAGGCATAGCGCAGGTTGTCGAACGGCTCCGTGGTCACCACCGAGCCCTGCAGCTGCCGCGCCTTGATCGCCTCGCCCGATACCGCATTGGTCTGGCGCCCCATGTTCTCCTGCGCTACACCGGCCGACTTCTGGATGCTGGTCGAATCCAGTTGCATCATCTGAATCTGGCCGGTGGCGGCATCGGTATCGCGCTTGATCTCCAGCCGGCGCCCAGCCTTGTGCACAATCAGGCCATCGGGTCGGCCCGCCTCGTCGCGCAGGTTGTCCCAATCCTCTGTCGCCCCCTCTTCGGCAATGATCTGGTTCGTGTTC